GGACCTTACCAAGGCTGTAGCCGAAAATGTGGCTCCAGTCCAGGAAATGTTTGTAGGAACTCCTTCTTTTTAACGCGAATCTTCACGAATATTAGACCAACAAACATTTCAAACCGGCACTTGACGACCAAAAAAATTGAACCCAGCAAAAACGAATTAGTAAGCACCAACAAAACCGAAGACACATCCAAAATGAAATGCTCTATCTGTAAGCAAGAGGGACACAACAAGCGTTCCTGTAAGAAGATGACTACGCCAGTTTCAGCACCAAAGATTGAGGCGGAAACTGATGTAAAGGTAAAAGCACCTGTAAAAGTAGAGATGACTTCTCAGAGGAAAGAAGTTCAAGCACACGGATTCTCGTGGGAAAAAGAGATTATCTGTAATGTGTATTGTGCGACAAACGAAGAACTCAAAGAAATAAAATACAACAGCAAAATGGACCTACCTGCAAATCTCAATCGCATTGATAAATGCGATGTGTCTGTAAAAACATCGTGTAGTCAAAATGCGGTCTGTATGGCAGATTGTCTGCGTGTGTTTGATGCTGTAAGTAATGGAAAACCTATTCATATGGTAGTAGTCCATTATATTCAAGATGATACAAACAATACTAAAAAAATTACAACCATCACAGAAGTAGATTTAACCGATTCTCACGATTTACTATTTGGGACTCTTACTCGTTCTCAAATAGAAGAACTTGATAAAGTAGTAAAGTCTGTTCCTCAGAAAAGAAAACCAACAGAAGAAGAATATAACAAAATGTATTCCCTGCGTGATTCTTTACAGAAGTTGTCTGGTGCTATTCATCTTGATATAAAATGTAATAGCACTCAAAGCAGACTTCAATGCTCCTTTAATCGTTTCCAGCAATTTGTTGAAAAAAATCCAGCAAAGTTAGTTGCAAAAAGCAATACAAATGAATTTCGTGGTGGAACGATTTCTTCTCAGATTACATCTTCTCGTCGTGTTTTCAAGAAGAAACAGAATGTATAATCTCGTTAATCACAATATTTGCCTCTGATTTTGAAAGACTACGAGGACCAAGTGTATTGCTTGGAAATGTATGATTATTTGTTTTTTCAATAATCGTATCAATGTAGGATTCTACATCGTCGTTAAATTTTATGAAGTAGTGCGATTGAATGCTAAACTCTGACCCATCATTCTTATAACATTTCCCAGCAAGACCACCTACTCGTCTGAATGCTATGTGGTATTTTTCATTTGGTTTTACATATTCAAACCCATCTGGATTAGTTTTTTCTTCAATCTTTCTATCCGTATCGGTTTTCTGCCATATTTGAAATACACACGGAACATCATATTTAGAACCATTTATCACAAATGAATCTTTTTCAAGTTCTACTGAATGAATAAGGTGAAATTTCAAATCAAACGCATTATACATACTTGGCTTCGTGAATGATTTAGGAAGAATGAATGCTATTATCTTTGCAAACTCGCAACTTTTTGAAATGAACGCCTTTGCTAATGAGGATTGTCTTCCAAATGGAGGATTTCCAAATACGATAATATCTTTATTTGTTGGCGGAATCCATTTCAAATAATCTTGTTTGAGTATATCGTTTGCTTTCGGTTCTAAGTCAAGACCAATTTTTTCAAATGAACTTGGTATATTGTGTAGGAAAGACCCATTACCAGCCGATGGTTCTACCCAGATATAATCGCTTGTAAAGGGTGATACATGGGTAATATGCTGGATACAAGATTTTGCAACATTTTCATTTGTGTAAAACTGGTCTTTCATATTTGTTCTGAATTTTCCTGTGTCTTGTTTTTGGGAAGCAGTATGACTATTTACTAATTGAAGTATATCGTCCCGTTTTTTTCCACTATATCCCTTGATACTCTTCTCCTTACAAATCGAAATCAGTTCTTCACGAGTTTTATTTGAATAGTCCATTTGGTTTGACTGCATAGTTGCCGTTGGAGTGGAGTCAATTTTAACCGCAACCATATTCGTTTTTGACAGCACCTCTTGAACTTTTTGTTCCACGAGTGTTTCAATCGTAGTTTCCTTTTTACAAGGGCGTTTGCGGTTCTTATGTGTTTCCAGATGCCCCTTCTGTGTGAAAGTTTTCTGGCAGTTTTCACAACTAAGTTTTACCATCCTGTACTATACTATGTACTCACAAAATCTTTAAACCCTTTTGGTAGTACCTTAACTTTTTAGTGAAATCCGGAGAATCAATTTTTATAAAGTTTGGAAGGTCGTCGGCGAGTCTTTCTGTCCTTCTTCAGCCATTCAACATTAAAGGCGTGTATGAAATAGTTCTGGTAGTTCTTCTCCTTGACCTGTTTTATGCTGTGTGCTAATGTCTTCTTGATGTCTTCAAAACTGATAGGCGATTCCTTCTTGATATAGTGCTTAACTTGATTGAAATACTGCTCTATGGGATTTGAGCGTGGATAATATGCAACGCTGCAAAAACTTTTGCACTACTGCTTGGACAACTGTATCAGGACAATCTATCTAAAAGTCAATAGAGCATACTGAAACTCCAAGCGGAATGCTTTGAACTTCATACACCGGTTTCAGGGAAACAATCTCCTTTCTTGGAACCGCCGTATCTTTACAATAGCGCGCAATCGCCTTATACAAATCAAATCCGTGGAAGCGATCATGCTTTGCATCGCGCTTTCCGAACATTATTGAGTTTCCATCATCTAAAGTCAGCCACTTCTTGAAAANGGTAAAAACCATATCATTTGCGTAATCNCCATCNGGTCCTTCTGGAAACAAGTCCCAGAACATAGACGTGGCCAATCTCACAAGATCAAACGAGGCATTGGGCTTTATCTCCTTGTATTTTGGAGTGAAGTAGGGTCCGGTGTTATACTGACCACCTGCTTCTTCATCCAAGGAAAAATGGTCGCTCATGAAAAGCTTGGCGTCTTTCATCCCGCTCAACTTGATTGATGCGATGCTCCGCTCAAAGTCAATGATTTTGATAAGGTAACCATAGGTAGGAACTTTATACAGCGTTCCTTCGCAGGTGTAGTAAAGAAACTCCTGCGAAGTGGGAACGTACATCACGTTGTTAGAATGAAGATCATTGTGGGTAAAGGCGAAATGGCACTGGGCAAAAGCTAAAGCGAACATGGTCTGAGCAAGCCACGCTAGGCGCTTCTCGGGCTCGGAGTTCAAAGAACACAGCCGGTGTAAAGTTCCCTCGCACTTTTCCATGATAGTCGTTTGAACTGGCACGTTCGTAAACGTGGCCCACGCAAAAGGCTCGTCTTCATCCTCATCCTCGTCCTCGTCCTCGTCCTCATCTTCTGTCTCGCATCCACAGGATTCTATGGCAAAGATGTAGGAGGTTGAAACTGAAGAGCTGTCCGACGAATTGTCCTCCATCTCACACTCTTCCTGAAACACCTGGTTCAGCTCAGCCATCTCATTAGAAGCAGGAATTCCCTCTATAGTTTGAACATTGCCCAAGGTCATGTCGTCATCTCCCAAAAGCAAAGAAGGACGAGCCCCACGCGTATGGTTGAAATCCGAAGACTTGTTGACCGAATCTGAGAGACGGATCTCAAAAGTCTTGCCGATGTTCACGGAAAACCAGGAGCGGTCGCACAAATCAGCGTAGTCGTCAGAGATGTCGATGGTGTGAGATTTGGACGTTCCCGTAAAAACTCCATAAACTTTGGGAAAGTGCTGGCACCCAGAATACGCCAGCGCGGCAGAAATGATGGCGCCCACATAAGCAGAATTGTCGGGGTTTTGGAGTTTTTTGTGAGCGAGCGCCGACTCTTCTGAACTATTTGGGAGACCTAGAGCCTTCCCGTAGTCCCCCTGCATCCACTTAAAGGGGCTCAGGAGCATCGTGTTCTTGCGATGAACTTCAATGGTCTCGCCGGTGCCAGTCTTTATGGTATTTGGCGCCACGATGGAAGTGACCTCGTTCTCAAANCGGATTCCGTACTCCGATGCGTTTTCCAANGTTGTNGTCTTGAACAACTTTTCAATTGGAGGAAAAAAAGGTTGAAGACTAAACATGTTCCAGTGGATCTCGGAACTGAAGCGGAGCGTCTTTAAGTTCCCGTAGTGGTGGGCGGACATGGCGATGGAGCCCGTCCGCAGCTCCTGCTTCTTCTTCTTCATATTGTAGAAGCGGGTTAAACCAAAATCAAAAACTTCACGCGATAAATTAACATGAACTTCCAGATCAAGAAGTTCAATATAGACAACATTCGGGACCGATGCGAAATCGATTCAAGAAAATCACCAATGATCGTCGTTATAGGCAAAAAGGATACTGGAAAGTCTTTCTTAGTTCGCGATATTCTGTTTAACTGCCAGTCCGCCTTTCCCATCGGAACGGTGATTTCGGGCACAGAGGTCGCCAATGAGTTTTTCCAGCACATGGTACCCTCCAAGCTAATTCACGACAAGTACAAACCCGAGATTGTGATGGGCGTGATCAAGCGTCAATTAGCTGCCAAGACCGAGCGCAACAGAGACAAGCACAGAGCCGGCGGAAATTCCTCAATTGACCCCCGCGCCTTCCTAATTTTGGATGATTGTTTGTATGACGCTTCGTGGATTAAAGAAGAGTCCACCCGCTACGTTTTCATGAACGGCCGCCACATTGATTTGATGACGATCATCACCATGCAGTATCCGCTGGGCATTACCCCTAATTTAAGAACCAACGTGGACTTCGTCTTTATTTTGCGCGAAACCATTCTAGGCAACCGCCGCCGAATTTATGAAAACTACGCAGGAATGTTCCCTACTTTTGAGATGTTCTGTCAGTTTATGGACCAGTGCACTGAAAATTTCGAGTGCATCGTAATCTGCAACGGGGTTCAGTCGAACCGCCTTGAAGATCAGGTTTTCTGGTATAAGGCGAACGACCATCCACCTTTCAAGCTCTGTAATGATTCTTTGTGGGCCGACAACAAGCCCTTTTCCAGTTCAATGCTGGCTCAGGATGAATACAATCCTGACAACTTACGCAAGAAGAATTCGAGCCCTTGGGTTCATGTAAAAAAGACCGGTTAACGACGATTCTTCCGTGTCCGGCTCCGACGACGCCGGGTCTTACGCTTACGACCACCAATTCCCGACTTTGACAGCTGGGCAGCGAGCGTGTCCATCTCTGCGTCGGGCGTTCCAAAAGTCGCCGCCTTCATCTCAAAAGCCTTGGGTGCAGCAGCACGAGGAACTTCAATTTCCATTCCGGTCATAGAACGCTCGGTGGGAACACCCAAAGAAACCGATTTAATCTTACTTATGAGACCCTTCATGTCCACTGGGGCTCGACGGGTCTTTTTAGCGCTCTGACTTTCTTTGTAAGCCTTCCCCTTTTCTGTCTGCTTTCTCTCTCTTGCACCACCACCCATTTATTTATAGGTCGCGATTTGCTCCTTCGGTGGGATGGACTGCTGTTTGGATCGCATCCTCCAGCTGCTTGGCCTCGACCACACCCTGATCCTCCAGAGCCTGGCGCTTGCGCTTCTCGTTCTCCTCCTTCTGCGCCTTGATCTTCTCGGCCTTCTCCTCCTCAAAAAAGATCTCGCGGTTCACCTCGTTCTCCTTGTACTTGCGCATCATCTCGTTGAGCTCCTTCTCAGCGTACTCCACTTCGGGCATGAGGTGCTCGGAAGGGTCCCAGGGCAGCCACATGCCCACCTTGCCCACATACAGATTGTCCTTGGGGTAGCGGCGCTGGAGCACCTTAGCGTAGTTCTGGCACTCCTCCAGGTTGGCAAACACACGCCGAACCTTGATCCCTCGCACGTTCGTGCGAAAGCCTACAGCCTCAGTAAACTCCGTCTCAAGCTCCTTCTCCTTCTTCAGCAGGAACACCTCATACTGCTCGTGGATGTCCGTCTTCTTGATCTCATCGTTGTGAACCTTGGTGAACTCCTCCATGTCCTTGAAGAGATCCTCGACCTTGATAGTGTACTTCTTGGCGAGGAAGGCCATCAGGTGCTCCATGCCCTTGATCTTCCAGTCGTACTCCAGCCACTCCACGAACTTCTCGTTAAAGAACTCCTCGCGGCGCTTGATGATCTTTTCGGGCGAGAGGAAAGAGATCACGCAATAACGCTGGGTCGGGACCTCGGGATCCTCCTCAAGGTAGTCCATCGGTGTAGTTCCATCATCCTCAAACTTGGGAAGAGTTTGGCGGGGCATTCTGTTTGTTTGTTAATGGCGAGGTCTGTGAAAACGATTAATTTACCGAATTGTTCGGGGCGCACTCGCCAATCCCTTTTGTTTGCTGCATCATTACCGGCGCGGGACAGTTTTTACAGGGACACTTTTTGTGCCCATGTCCCAGAATATGTCCAATCTCGTGGCTGACTAGTTGTTGTCTGTATCCGTCTAGACTTAGCTTGCTTTTCGGAGCGCCGTTGAACCATCTGTAAGCGTTCAAGTACATGTTCCTGCCACCTACCTCTGCACAAGAAAGGGAGCCATCGCCACAAATCTTCTTAATAGTTGGGGGCGATGAAAGACGAATTAAAACATTTTCACCTTGAAGCACTGGTTCAAAAAAATACCCGTGTTTCGCCCAACCTTCAGGATCGTTTAGATAACACATCACATTAAACCCAATTTGAACTGGAACTCGGACTTCATATTCTTTTGCGACGTCCTCGTCCACCACAAACCGATATTTTATATGCTTTCCCATTAATAAATGGTCTCAACAAAAACTCTGTTAGTTGTTTTTGGTGCTGCGTTTCTGCTCGCACCCGGCGTTCTACTTTCTATACCTCCTGGTCCTAATAAATGGTGGTTCATGGGTGGCCAAGTAACGTGGCTCAACGCATTCGTCCATGCGGTCGTAATCGCGGCTCTGGTTTTCTACTTTGGTGAATAATTTCCTGAAGACTTTATAAATGCCCGAGCAGAAGCAAGTAATGAGCCCCGGTGTTGATATGGGAGACTTAGTGGCCCGCGTAGTGAAGTATGCGTTCGAGGGTCTGGCAGTCGCACTGGCGGCCTACCTGCTCCCGAGCTATATGGGTGGAAAAAGCCTGCGCATGTCCGAGATCGGTATGATTTCTTTGGTGGCGATGGCCACGTTTGCTCTGTTAGATGTATATGCCCCGTCTGTAGGTGCGTCGGCTCGCACGGGTGCCGGATTTGGTATCGGCGCACACCTGGTGGGCTTTCCTTAAAGTCTCCGCAGTTCATAAATGAAGATTAGCACAACGACATTTTCAATCGCAGCCCTTCTCGTCGTGCTGGTATACTTTGCTTACCAATACGCCGTGGATTCTCCGCATCGCATCCCCGCAGAAACGGGGAAGGCTCTTCTCAAAGATAAAAAGATTGATCTGCTGCTTGACGTTCGCACGGATCTTGAAAGAAAGACGTTCGGATTTTATCCGGGATCTGTCCACATCCAGAGCGCAGACTTAGACGAGCGCATGTCCAGAGAATATCCGGACAAGAGCATTCGCATCCTTGTCTACTGCAACACCGGCCACCGGGCTCGCATGGCTACGGATAAACTCCACAAGCTCGGATACAAAAACGCCGTATATATCTCAAGTTCTTACAAGACGCTTCTTTAGACCCGTGGACACTTTTATATAGAGATAGTAGATAATGGACAACTTTACAAAGTTATTCTGGCTTAGTTTCTTACTTTTTGCTGGATTATCGTTGTATTTAGTATCTTACTCAAAAACAAGTTCATTGTTTTATGTCCAGATTGCCTCCGGGTTTGGTATGTTTGTAAGTAGTAAGATTGGGCGTACGTTTTTAGGGCTGGCGTGACATTTAGCGCCCGCCGGTCTAAAATAGTTTTAGTAGTTGGTTCATAATCGTTAAGCATTCCCGCCTTTCGAACCCGTCGTTTTGCATTAATAGCAGAACCACAGGTTCCTGATTTTCTTTGAACTCAATGACCATCATCTTATCTTCGTGAAGATCCACAACATTAATTTCAAGGAACCCGTTATTTGGGGAATCCTTGAAACTGAACGCATATTCTGGATACCGCTGCCTCATCTGATTCAGGATTTGATTGATGGCCAGCATCTTGATACCCTTTCCAACATTATCGGAAACGGATTCCATTTTTCACNTTTACAAAAACATCATAAATGGACGTTGTAAGGTATGAAGGAAAATGGTTCAAGATTATTCCGAAAAAGTATGAACCTGAACGCCAAACTCAAGAAATNGCNTGGTNNCTNATTCGTGAACCTTTGGTAATTCCAGAAGACGTTTACCGAAACTATTTCACTAAAGAGCGGGAAAGTGCTAAAGTTTTATATCCGTCATTTCGCAAAGAGAATGTGGACTGAACTCATAATATCTTTTGTGGTTGTGGTTCTTTTTATTGGAGTTTATTATGCTATTCGCGGCTTTCCGCCTGGCGCACGTGTCGTAATAAAAAAGCCGGTGATGGGAGATCAGCTTTCAAAAGATCAGGCTAAGTTTATGTTTTTTTACACGACCTGGTGTCCTCATTGTAAAAAAGCCCAGCAGCCATGGTATTCTTTCAAAGAGCTTTTGAAGAACCGCAAATACACGTATGGAGGCAAAGAAGTTGTGTTTGAGGAAATCAATTGCGAGGCGGATAGAGGCAAGGCTGCTTTATATCAAATCGCTGCCTATCCCACTTTTAAGTTAGAGACACCCGACAACTTATTCGAGATGGAGGGGCGCCCCAACGCCGACACTTTCCGGGACTTTTTGAAGAAGTCTTTGGGCCCCGAGAAAGTCGTTTAAGCTCTTGGCCGCCTTATCCATGACTTTATCTAAGTCAAAATCGTCCAGGTTTGAATCGGTATTTAGTCCAGGATATTCCAATTCTAAAGTGGTGGGGCTCTTGTGAAACTTGTGAATATGGGTTGTGGACATGCTGTAAAGACATCGCATGTAGTCAAAAGGGTTCATACTTTCAATGCTGTTTGAGGTAATNGCTTTATTCTGCTTCTTNGCCAAAAAAATTACTAAGGCGTCTGGAATGAGTTGGGAGAGACATGGTACAAACAAACCACCATCCACATACAAACTTCCGTAAAGTTCTTGAGGCTTGAAAACACCAGGAATTGAACACGAACACTTTAAAGCNTCCAAAACCCTAACATTTTTGGAAAAGATGGTGGGCACACCTTTTGTAATGTTGGAAGACACGATATACAAAGGCATCTTTGCGTCTCCCAATGTCATGTTGCGCATATCCACACCTTCTTTCTCAAACATCTCAATCATCGTTTTCTCAAACAAAGCCATAGTAAACATGCCCTTTGAACTGAAAGTTTTAGCAACTTGTTGAAAAGTAGGTTTGCCCATTACCTTGTCAAAGCGCATGTAATCNGAAACAATCTCTTTTTTCAAAGGGATTTCAAAAGCCACAAATGTGGCGATGACAGCCCCAATAGAACACCCGTAAACTCCGTCTGGAAAGTAAAGTTTCTGGTGCCGCGAAAGTTCTTGTAAAGCTCCAATATGTAAAACACCTTTCATTCCGCCTCCACCGAGACCTAGTTTACGGAACGCCACAGACATTCTTATGATTAGGATAAGTAAGTGAGGATGCTGAAAGCAAGAGAAGTGTGGGATGAGCAGGAAAGTCGGAGGCAAAATAGAATGGCCGCTATGACTCCGGTGATGGCGCAAATTCAGGCAAAGATAAGAACCCAAGCTATTCACAATTCTAATGCGCCTTACATAGTGTTTGAAGTGCCGACATACGTGTTCGGATACCCTTTATTTTCGCTCGCAGAGGCCATGGAATTTTTAGTTCAGTCCTTTTCCAAAGCAGGATATTGGGTGTGGGTTGTAGAAACTAAATACTTAATGATTTCGTGGTTGAAGCCAGTGAAGACGCGAGATATGGGCAAACCTATCTTGGCCACAAACTACCGCCCACAAGTTTATGACCCATCTACTATCGCATTCATGGCTCGCGACCCCAATGAAACTTAAACTTTCAGTAAATGTTCACGTGTTTAAGTTAAGTATGGACAAAAGACTCATTCTCTTTTTGGTTGGATGTATGGGTTCAAGAGTGGCTCTAGTTTGGATAGCTAAGAATTATCCAAGGGCACTTTTTTACATGGGAATAATGGCTGTAGGTATCTCGTTCGGGTTCATGTATATATGGGTCAATGGTCTCAGAAAAACTGGAATTGAAACTTTAGGTGAAAAGATATGGTGGAATGATCTTCGTCCACTTCACTCAATTTTATGGGGTATTTTTGCGGTTATGGCTTTTCAAGGTAACCAAAATGCTTGGAAAGTTCTTTTACTTGATGTTACAATTGGATTTTTAGCTTGGTTAAATCATCGCATGATCCTAGTGAATTTTAAAGTAAATATATAATAGGCCAAGATGGTTTACATGACTGGAAAGGAAATCGCGTTCGTATCATTGAACGCCGTAATACTTGCTATTTTTTATACGCTTTTTGGTCTCTTTATATCATTTGTTCTCCACTACTTATTTGACGAGTTTGACGAGAAGTGGAAGGAGCGATCAATCTATTACCAGATTGGCGATGTGTCAACTGAGATTGCCCTTCTCGCTATAGTATCCTTTTGGAGCGCACATGTTATTGAATGGGCACCTCCTTTCTTCCCCGTTCGCAAAGTTCTAGATACATTAGTTGATGAATACATTTCTGGAATCTTCTTTATTTTTGCTGTATTTATCTTCATGAACCAATTCACTGACAAACTCAAATATTTATTTGAGAAAAAAGTAGGACCGCATTTTGACAAGTTTTTTGGCACTTAAAACGGAAGGATCTATTTGAATTTGAATATTTCCAAAATGGAGTGTCAACACTCTCTTGTTATTGATGAAGGTGAACTCGTATGTCAAACATGCGGACTGATTTCCAGCAAAGTGATTGATGAGGGCGCCGAGTGGCGCAACTACGAAGATTCCAAAGGCGAAGATCAGTGTCGCACAGGTTTTACCACCTCCGATCTTCTCCCCGAATCTTCTTACGGATCCATGATTTCACATAAAGGAGTGAATCCAAAACAAAAATCCATTCAGCGTTTATCGTCGTGGTCTTTATCTTCCAACAACCAGCGCTCCTGGATGGGTATATTTGATGCCATTCAGTTATCATGTAATCACGCCGGACTTCCAAAAGCCATTGTGATGGACGCCTGTGCCATGTATAAGCAGCTGGAAGACGCTCAAAAAGTCAGGGGAGAAACGCGACGCGCGATGATGGGCGGGGCAGTGTTTGTGTCTTGTCGCAACAACGGTGCTCCGCGCAGCCATGAAGAAATAGCCAAGATTTTCACAGTGAACATTCGCTCCCTGTGTAAAGCCATTACACACTTTTCTGAAACAGATAATACTGTTCTTCAAACTCAAATTGGTATTGCTGAGCGTTTATGTGCTTCTTTGAACCTGAATGATACTCAACGCGCCAAAATTATGGATCATCTTTACGAAATTTCTACCAAATCAGAGGACGAGTTTGAGCACACGCCCAAAACTATTGTAGCAGGTGTGGTGGCTTTTGTGATGGGTTTGAAAACCAAAATCCAAATTAAGCCAGTTTCTGATGCGTCTGGAGTTTCAGCTCTCAGCATCCACAAGATTGTGGGAAAGCTTTAAGTCCAGTATATGATTTCGCTAGTTGTAGGATTGTAAGCCATATTGTAGAACCCAGCAGGAATAGTTCCAAGAATTCCACCAAGTCTCACCGGATTTACAAAAAAAGCGTTACTAGTAGTACCATTTACTGGATTTCCAGATGCGTTTAAGATAATTGTATTTGCGGGTTGACTAGAGTATCCTGAAAAAGATCCTATGGCGACAGAACTATTTCCCTGATTGGTTTGTCCTGATAACNTTCCTAATGCAACCGCGTTAGCTCCTTGACTAATTTCTCCAGAACCAGGTCCCACTGATACAGAACTATCTCCTTGACCATACTGCCCCGATTGGTTTCCAATAGCTATTGCGTAATTCGACTGACCAGTCTGTCCTGCTTGGTTTCCAACGGCAACAGAATAAAATCCCTGTCCAGTTTGTCCGGCACTGGTTCCAATCGCAATTCCCCCTTGCGATTGGGAGAAATTTCCAGCTTGACTTCCAATAGCTATTGCATTATTTGACTGATTGGAATTTCCAGCTGATCTTCCGATAGCAATTGAATTAATGCCCTGACTTGTATCTCCGGCAACTGGGCCAATTGCAACGGACCCCTCTCCCTGGTTAGTTGATGCGGCAGAAGAACCAATTGCTACAGCTGAACTTTGTTGACCAGTCGCGCCAGCAGATACACCAATAGCTACCGCATTTACACCCTGTAAATTACCGCCCGCAGAGTTTCCGATGGCTATTGAATTATTTTTCTGTAAATTTGTTCCAGCCGATCTTCCAATAGCTATTGAATTAACGCCCTGACTTATATCGCCTGCATTAAATCCGACGGAAATAGAACCTGTTCCCTGATTAGTTCTACCGGAATCTCGTCCAAGCGCTATACAATTTTGTCCTTGAGTATAAGCTCCTGCCCCATACCCAATTGCCACAGAACTATCTAATTGCCCAGACGTTCCTGCCTGATTTCCAATCGCTACAGAAAAATTGTTTTGGTTCGTTGCGCCCGCATTATAGCCAATAGCAACTGCTGTTAAACCCTGCCCATTATTACCTGAATTTGTTCCTACTGCGATGGCTGAAGTTGATTGGTTTATCTGACCAGCATTCGCTCCAATAGAAACTTGTGTGTCTCCAACCACCCACCGGTTTCCATTCCAAAATAGGTAGTCGCCATAATTTTGCATTCCAGTAGCACTAACTAATGTTCCTGTGGGCCCTATCGCGGACCCTGAAATAAATGTTATCCACGTTGATTAAGTCCAGCTTTGTGTCATAAGTCGTGCTGTCCCACACGATTTTCGGCGAGAATACGTGGTTGAGTAAATTGGGCGGATTTGGGCCCGTTGCGGAAAACGGATCATTTCCTGGCGTCGCCATTTTCTATTATATTATCAATGGACAATCAGTTTAACTCTTTTACGGAACCTATGTTTGATTCTAACAGCAAGACCATGGGTGAGCGCTATACTTTGTTCCCAATTGCTTCTGCTGAAGAAGACCTTTACAAGCTCTACAAAAAGGCTGTGGCCTGCTTCTGGACTGCGGAGGAAATTGATTTTAGCAAGGACCAAAAAGATTGGGAATCTTTGAGCGACTCGGAGCAGTTCTTTATCAAACAAGTATTGGCTTTCTTCGCCGGATCGGACGGAATTGTTCAGGATAATTTGGCTTCCAGATTTCAGCGTGATGTGGCCTCGCCAGTGGCCCGCCTATTTTACGCTTTTCAAAACGCTTCAGAGGGCATTCACTCCGAGACTTATTCTTTACTCATCGACCAATACGTAAAAGATCCCGAGGAGAAGCTCAAGTATTTCCGGGCGATTGATACCATTCCCTGTATTTCTAAGAAAGCAAAATGGTCGCAGAAGTGGATCGAGTCACCCGAAGATTATGCGACGCGCCTTGTGGGATTTGCGTGTGTAGAAGGCATCTTCTTCAGCGGATCGTTCTGCGCGATCTACTGGCTCAAGAAACGTGGTTTGTTGCCAGGCCTGACCTTCTCCAATGAGCTCATTTCGCGCGATGAGGGACTTCATACCGAGTTTGCTGTAACCATGTACCACAAGCTCCAGAACAAGTTGTCGGACAAACAGATTGCGAACATCGTCCAGGAGGCAGTGAAGATTGAGACGGAGTTCATTTGCGAGGCTTTACCTTGCTCGCTCATCGGCATGAACTCGCGCGACATGACTTCCTACATTCAGTTTGTGGCTGATCGGCTGGCTCTACAGCTTGGAATCAAAAAGATTTACGGAGCGCAAAACCCATTTGATTTCATGGAGCTAATTTCTCTAGAAGGTAAGACCAACTTCTTTGAGAAGAAGGTGTCGGAATATTCCAAGCCCGGTGTGGGTATTGACTCGTCAAAAATGACGATCAAGTTTGACGAAGACTTTTAGCGTCCCTGTCTCACATTGTCATACTGCTGGGCGGCGGCAATACTGTGCTGAGTGCTCATTTTTGGTATGAATTTCTGTAGAAAGTTAAGTTTGTAAGCCACGCGCGGCTGAGAAACCGAGGCGGGTCCCCGAAACTTGTTTTGGCTTACAGCATTGGGATCTACATCATTGCGCAGACCAGAAAGTCTCTTGAAACGCGTGTATTCAGACGAGTCTACGTTCGGCATCTTATTGTTTTTTAGATTAGATTAGAATTGGTTTGTTCCTTAACTTGGGCCGGAACTTCCGCCAGAACTTCCGCCACCAGAACAAGTGCCTACGCCCGGAACCTTGGACTTAGGGGCGGTGTTGTAATTGATAGGATAGAACTTGGAACCAGTAGTTCTTTTGTTGGAAAAAGAAGGTAGGAAGTTATTGATTTGGGTGGCCGAAGGAACCCAGTTGTAAAGATGCGTAGTCTTCTTAGGAGAGCCGGTATCGGAGCCACGATTATCGATCGCCCGATACTTTTTCATCTGAATGAACTGCGAAGCGTCGGGAGTTGGCATCCTTCTTAATTACGTTTAAATACACAAAGTTTATTGGAACTAATCAAGCAAATGGAACTCACCCACGTAACTATTGTGGTTTTAGCATCAATGGTGTTTGCGCTCGCCGGAATGGTGGGCTACCTCTACTGGCAGCAGACCCGCATGCTCCAGCACATCCAGTCTTTATCTATTGCGGTTTCCTCAAAAATGGTGGCTCATGAGCCAGAGTCGGAGCCCGAAGTAGATGCGGATGCACAAGTCCATCCTGAGCCCGAGGCGGAGGCGGGGCCTGATCATGAGGACGCCGAGACACAGACTACCGCCGATGATCGTGTTTCCGTAGAGGCCAAGGTAGAGAACGTAGATGGCCCTGTGGATGTGGACGATCTTTCAAGCAAAAAGGCGTCTGAACTGCGCGAACTCTTGACCCAGAAGGGCATTCCTTTTGGTAAGCGCGACGCCAAGTCTGTACTTGTTCAACTTCTGAAGGCAACTGCTTAGACCCAATTAATGTTAATCGTGTGGCAAACATCCCAAACTCCCATATTCATTGTGTAGTTGACTTCTGAGTCGGGAAACATTTTTTTTAAAGCATCAATCAGTTCGGGCATATAATCAACTTGTTGTTCAAGCTTGGTTCTCGTAATTGAGAAACTACAATTCTTTCGGCCCTGTCGTGCGTTGTAAAGCACTTCGTTCTGAATGTTGTGAAGAGCTATTTGTACGTTCTGCCGATGCTTTGTTTCAACAACGTTTTGACTAATATTATCAAGTTGCTTTTTTGTAAAAGTCATGTTTTGCCAGCTCATTTTAGTTGATAATTGTATGATTTCTACCCATAATTCCGTTTTCAACTAAGCGAGTTTTGTTATACAATGAAACTTGTTTCGTTTGACGTAGGTTTGCGAAACCTTGCTTTTTGTATTCTTGAAGGCACTTCACGCTCCAACTTAAAAATTGTGCACTGGGACCTTATTGATGTAATGGCCGAAGGATCGGGTGAAGATAACCCCAAGTGCTTCAAATGTAAGAGCCCCGCCAACTGGAAAAAAGAAGGTGAGTTTGCGTGCTACAAACACAAGTCTGGTGCCAAAGCTGTGACCAAAACTTCTTTAAACAAAAAAGAGATTTCTGAATTAAAAGCAGAAGCTCTCAAACACGGTATTTCGGGAACTACTAAAAAAGTTTTGGTAGATGCTCTATATAAAAAGTATTCTGCGAGTGTGTGGAAACGTTGCGTGAAATCTTGTAAGCAGGGTTCAGTCGTAGACTTGTCTGTTCCTATAAAAACAAGTTTGGAATCGCGGTCTGAGTTATGGAAAGGCGCTGATTTGGTAGTATTTGAGCAGCAGCCGGACAGGCGTATGCTTTGTGTCCAGTCTATGATGCACATGTGGTTTGTGTGCCAGAACTACAAAGCAAAAGGTGTTTCGGCAATTCATAAACTTTCCAACATGATTACTCTTCAAGATTCAACTTCAACTTATAAGGGGCGTAAGAAGACAGGTATCGTTCATGCCGCAGAATTAGTGCCTACGCAAGAGTGGAAAGCTTATATGCTCAAACATCCAAAAAAGGATGATTTGGCTGATTGCTTTTTACAAGGTTTGTGGGTTCTGGAAAACTAGCGGAGGTACAAACTATCAGGAACTACGATATCACGCACAAGTGAGTTCTCACGCATCTTGTCCA